AGCAACGCACTACCGTTCGTCGGCTTTTTCCTACCGTTCGTCGGCTAGCTCTTGGCACGCTTTTTGCCATGGGTGAAGCAGTTGAAAGCAAAAACTTCAATGAAATCAATGACTTACGAGCGGCCGCCTCCGCTGCTAAGTCCTTGATTTATAAGGAATTAGACCCAGTAGTGCGTCGCTTCGGCCTTTGCCATCTTTAGGTCCGCGCATATGGTATGCTCAATGAGCTTGCTTGATTCCTTTTTATATACTGAAAGGAACCCATACCCATTTGTACGGGAAAACCGAAAGATGTATTTATCGTTTTCCCAAGTGTCGTATACGATCGTTTTCATTTGCATATACTACCCTAGCAGCAACCCCTTGTCAACCCATTCGCTTAGAATCTCTTGTGCTATCGAAGCCTCAAGCTCAGAACGATTGAGCATTGCCACCTTGCCATTGGTCATGGTAACATCGTGCCCTTGTGCTTTGGCCCAATGATATGCGTTGCTAGCGCATCGCGCATGCGAGATGAACAGTCTTACCGATAGGTCATCTTCGCGAACAGTGATTACATAGCCCATCATCATCATCTCCTCATTCTCAATACAAAGTATTGTATCATAGATTTAGCATGTGAGTCAACAATTATATTTGCGCAGGGGGCGGTTAAGAGACTAGTATACTACGTCACGCTCAGGCTACTCTCCACGTACAACTTTTTAAAAAGTTCAAAGCCTAAGGCGCTATTAACCACGTACAACTTTTTAACCGCGTACAACTTTTTAAAAAGTTCAAAGGCGCTCACGTACAACATAAATAAAAATAATATTTGACTTTTAGATCAGTGTGAATTATACTTAGATCATGAACTTGGTAAAATTAGCTCCCGAGAATCTAGAAGTAGCAAACTCCTATCTTAGAGATGGAAGTATTCAGGCTGTCGCGAATGAATTGGGGCTTGAAATTTCAGCAGTATCTCAAATTTTAAATAAAAGAGAAGTGAAATCTTATATAGACTCTGTATACTTAGATATGGGGTATAGGAATAGATTTAGACTAGGAATTACACTAGACAAGATAATAGAGGCTAAACTAGCCGAGGCTGAAGATACACAAGTGTATTCAAATAAAGACTTAGCGGATCTCCTATTAATGGCTCATAAAATGCGTATGGATGAAATGCGCGCAATGACAGAGCTAGTTAAAGCAGAGCAAGGGCCCGTACGTAACCAAACGAATGTTCAGATAAATGAAACCCCATTCGGTAGTGGTAACTATGGGAAACTAATGGAGAAATTACTTGCTAGCGAAATTATTTAGTATACTGTTTAGGTGGATCTCTCCGCCTGGAATCTTAGCCACCATCGAACAGCAGTATGATTGGAGAATTGGAGTGTCTGGAGTATTGTTAGTGCTACTCCTTGTAACAATGTATACCTTTGCACACGACAGAGGGATACTAGTTGCTCAAGACAGAGTTATTAGAGGTGAAGATTTAACTATATTAATGTCTAGTATAAACAAATTTAGAGATACACAAATCACTACACAATTGCTAACTTTACAAAAAGATAGATGTACTGCCTCAGGCAGACCAAGCGAGGTGCTGTCAACTGAGATAACAGTACTTCTGTTAGAATATAAAGCTAATACAAGCTGCGATTTTCCATTGCCAACATGTGACGAATTAAGTGCAAGTAAGTAGACCCGATATATCCTCAGTCGCAATTGATGAGAATAAAAATTTTATTAAACTGCCTGTGGGACCTTACCTAGAATTACTAGGTATTAAACCAATCCCTTCGCAGATAGCGATTATAAACGCGGTACAAAACAATAACTATCGTTTTATAGTTGCCGCAATTTCGCGTCGCCAGGGAAAAACATTTATTGCGAATGTTATCGGCCAGCTTGTGACATTAGTGCCCAAGTCGAACGTGCTGATAATGGCACCAAATTATAACTTATCCCAGATTAGCTTCGACTTACAAAGAGAATTAATTTCGCACTTTGCCCTAGAAGTGGCGAAGGATAACGCTAAAGATCGCATAATTGAATTATCAAACGGATCGACCGTACGTATGGGGTCTGTTAACCAAGTGGACTCCTCAGTTGGTCGGTCGTACGATCTAATTATATTTGACGAGGCTGCACTAGCGGACGGAGAAGATGCTTTTAACGTAGCACTTAGACCGACCCTAGACAAACCGAACGCGAAGGCAATATTTATCTCAACCCCTCGCGGTAAACATAACTGGTTTGCTAAATTCTGGGCTCGCGGGTTTTCTGACGCATATCCAGCTTGGGCTTCTATTAGAGCTACTTGGCAAGACAATCCTCGAGAAAACGCAGAGAACATTGCAGAAGCGCGTAGAACTATGTCAGACGCTGAGTTTCGTCAAGAATACGAAGCTGACTTTAACGTATTCGAAGGGCAGATCTGGAGATTCGATGCTGCTAAGTGCGTTGCAGACTTGCAGCACTTTGAGATCACATCAAAGATGGATATCATTGCGGGGCTTGACTGGGGCTTTAGAGACCCTACAGCTTTCGTCATCTTAGCATATGACTGGGACAGCGGGAAGTTTTATTTATTAGACGAATACTTACACGCTGAGCGAACTACCGAAGAACATGCTATTGAAATCCAGAAGATGATAGACAAGTGGAATCCTGATTGTATCTTCATAGATAGTGCAGCTCAGCAGGTTCGCTTTGACTTAGCCCAAAATTACAACATTAGCACTTCTAATGCTGAGAAAGACGTGTTAAGCGGAATAGGCTTTGTAGGATCATTAGTTGATAATGGTAACTTAATAGTAAGCGCAGACTGCAAAGAAACGATTACTACTATGGATCAATACTCTTGGGATCCAAACCCCAACCTAATTAGAGAGAAACCTAAACATAACTCGGCATGTCACATTGCAGATGCTATTAGATACGCACTGTATTCTTATAAAACTACTAGTAATATATTTTAGAGGAAGAAAAAAATAATGGTTGACTTTGTATCCACGCCTAGCTATAATGGTAGTAATCATGGAACTTAAAAGAGATTTAATTAAGTATATACGTGATAGAGCAAAAAGCAGATATAAGAAAGATAATGCGTGCTTCATTTGTGGATCATCAGATAATCTGGACTATCATCACTTCAACAGCTTAACCGAGCTATTGAATGCCTGGCTAGCGGCGAATAAGTTCACCCCTAGTACGGCAGATGAGATAATGAGTATTCGAGATACTTTCATAAAAGAGCACACGCGAGAATTGTTTGAGGATGCAGTTACGCTCTGTCACGTACATCACTTAAAATTACACTCTATATACGGCAAGAACCCTGACTTAAGTACCGGCAGTAAACAAGCACGGTGGGTTCAAATACAGAGAGATAAATGCGCAGTGACATAATTAAATGGCTTATAGGGGTTGCTGGATCTGTATTTCTAGTAGGGATGTTATATGCTGCAGATTCGCGCTGGCTTAAACTAGTTTCGTTTGAAGACTATCAGCAAGCTCAGATTACTAGAGAAAACCAAGCTGAGTTGAGAGCTCTAGAACGTCGCATACTAGACGTGCAGTCCGAACTACAGTACGGAGTACTAACTCCGGAAAGAAAAGCTCAGCTAGAACAACTATTGGCATTATTATTACAACAACAAAGCGACCTTAAAGCTGAACTATGAATTGGAAGTTTTGGAGCGAAAAGGAAAACCCTGCTCAGCCTGGCATTGCCATAGCTGAAGGGCAAACTGTTGACTCCAGAGAAATAGTTGGTAATTATAGAGCACAATATGAGCAACTGGAAGTAGTTAATCGCGCTGTTAATATGTTAGTAGATGATATATCAGAAATCCCTATTGATGTTGGGGGTAAACTAGCAGGGGTAGTACCTGCTGGGAAACCCCCGAAAGAAGATGAGACAGGTAATATACAAAGCATACCTGCGTTTAGAGCTAAGCAAGTATATAACTTACTTAACGTACAGCCGAATCCTTACGAGGATATTAATTCGTTTAGACGTAATCTGTTTATGGATTATATTATAGATGGGAACATATTTATATATTTCGATGGAATGGCTTTATATCATCTGCCGGCTGTTAGTATGGTAGTA